TAATGGGCAGCTTGAAGGAGTGCCCAAAAACCCGAGATTTATAAGGGATGGTAAGTTTGAACTCTTGAAAAAGTCAATCGAGGAAGACCCTGAGATGATTGAACTCAGGGAGTTGATTGTTGTCCCCATTGATGACAAGTACGTTTGTATTGCCGGTAATATGCGCCTGAGGGCATTGCGTGAGCTTGGCTATAAGGAGGCCCCTTGCAAGGTCATTGATTACGATGACAAGAAGCTACGAGCAATAGCGACTAAAGATAACATGCCGTACGGTGATTGGGATTGGGAGTTGATTGCTAATGAATGGGATACCGATGAACTTGAAGAATGGGGCTTTGAATTTCCTGAGGATGTTGAAGAAGAAGAAATTCATTTGGAGGCTGGAGAAGATGACTACGAAGAGCCCGACAACATGCAAGTGGATGTTGAGCTTGGCGATTTGATTGAGATTGGGGAGCACAGGTTACTTTGTGGGGATAGTACAGACTCAGACCAAGTGGCGAGGTTGATGAATGGAGAGAATTGCAATCTATTAACAGACCCACCTTACGGCATTAAGGCAAATAAACAGACATTAGGATCTGGTAAAAAACAATTTTACAGAGGTGATTCTTGGGATGTCAAAGTTCCCGACTTTTACTATATTTTACAATTAGTTGATAAATGTATTATCTGGGGTGCTAATTATTTTGCTGATAAATTACCTATCACAAATGATTGGTTGTGCTGGCACAAAAAAAATGATGGCTTAAGTTTTAGTGAATTTGAATTAGCTTGGAGTAATTTGGGCCAAAATTGCAGATTATTTTCTCATCATTGGAGCGGAGAAATAAAATTGCATCCTACAATGAAGCCAATCAAAGTAATGGAATGGTGCATTGGTTATTTAGACAATAAACCTATTATTGATGTGTTTTTAGGCTCCGGCTCAACAATGGTAGCCGCGCACCAATTAAAGCGCAAGTGCTATGGCATGGAACTTGACCCGAAGTACTGTCAAGTCATTATTGACAGAATGAAAAAACTCGACCCAAGTATTGAAGTCAAAATAAATGGCCAACCATACGAGCCAAAAGAGCAAACAGAGTAAGAGACGATGAGCGAGCAAAACAGAACCGTACAGCAAAAAAAGCTGATGATGGAGGCGCTTGAGAAAAGCCTTGGCGTGGTCACTACTGCGTGCAAGGCTGTCGGCATTCCTCGCGGAGCTCATTACAGATGGATGAATGAGGATCCAAACTATGCGGTATCTGTTAACGACTTAGAAAACCTGACACTTGACTTCGCAGAGTCAGCACTACACAGGCAGATAAAAGAAGGCAACACAACCGCCACAATTTTCTTCTTAAAAACAAAAGGCAAAAAACGTGGCTACATCGAACGCCAAGAGCTCACGGGGGCGGAAGGCAAGCCGCTCAGCGGCCAAACCAAAGCAGACTACTCGAAGCTCAGTACAAAAGAGCTTGAACAGTTATACGGACTACTCCGAAAAGCAAATACAGATTGAGCTTGCGCGTAGGTCTTTGAAGTGGTTCGTGGAGTCAACAATGCCAGAATACCGCTTCTCATGGCACAATCAACTACTCATTGACAAGCTCGAAGCCTTCGCACGAAAAGAAATAAAGCGCTTGATGGTTTTCATGCCTCCGCGCCATGGTAAATCTCAACTTGTCAGCCGACACTTACCAGCCTACCTTTTCGGTCAAAACCCAGACGCACGAGTCATTGCCTGCTCATATTCCGCAGACCTTGCGAGTTCCATGAACCGAGATGTGCAGCGCATTGTCGACTCGGATGATTACCGCGACATTTATCCCGAGGCGCAAATCAACTCGAAGAATGTGGTTACGACCCAAACTTACTTGAGGAATTCCACAATCTTTGAGATTGTAGGCCGAAAAGGTTACTATGTCAGCGCTGGTGTCGGTGGCCCAATTACAGGTAAGGGCGCAGATTTTGCCATCATTGATGACCCTGTGAAGAATGCAGAGGAGGCTAACAGCCCCACCATTCGCTCCAAACATTGGGAGTGGTACACATCAACCTTCTACACTCGACTTGAGAAAGAGGGATCCATTCTCATCACGCTGACCAGATGGAACGAGGATGACCTTGCTGGTCGATTACTGAAGCTTCAAGAGCAGAGCCCGGAAGCGGACAAATGGGAGATAGTGACCTTCCCAGCTATCAAAGAAAACGATGACAACGCTGACGATCCGCGCCAAGTTGGTGAGGCCCTTTGGCCTTTCAAGTACCCGGTTGATAAACTCAATGCCATCAAGGCCTCAGTCGGCTCACGCGTATGGGCATCACTCTACCAACAGCGGCCAGCACCTGAGGAAGGCGGCCTCATCAAAAAGGACTGGTTTGCTCGATATCATCCTGAGCAACTGCCTCCAAATCCTGTCGTGAACTTCTACCTCGACACAGCCTACACAGAAAAGCAAAACAACGACCCGACCGCCATCATCGCCTATACCATCCATCAGCAAAAGCTCTACATCTTGCGATGCTCGGCTGTCAGAAAAGAGTTCCCGGAACTTATACCCTATATTATTTCGTTCGCAAACGAGAACGGATACACGACTCGCTCTCGGATAGTAATCGAGCCAAAAGCCTCGGGACTGTCCGTCATTCAAACATTGAAAAAAGAAACAGGCCTCAACGTGATTGCAGACAAACCACCAAAAGATTCAAAGATTACACGAGTGAACGCAGTCAGCGCCATCATCGAGGCAGGCCGCGTTCTGTTACCCGAGGCTGGTGGATGGGTGGATGGCTTCATTTCCGAGTGTACGGTGTTCCCAAACGGGGCGCATGATGACCAGGTCGATTGCCTTGTCGGTGCTATAAATCAGTCATTTAAGCCGCGAAGTATCGCACAAATGATATAAATCCCATATTTTTGCATAAATTACAGCCATAATGGTGACAATCGAACAAGGTATACAGGCGCTTCAAGATACGGTCAAGTTTGACCTCCGCCATCCTCATTACAACGACACAGTTGAGCTGTCTGAGTTCCTCTACAAGCTGGTCTCAGGTAAGGAGCAGGAGGAACTTATCACGCATTACAAGATGCGCGAGACCGACGAGCAGAAGGCACAGCGCGTCCACCTGACTCGCACGATGACAAAGTATGCCTCCCAACAGATAATGAATTTCTTCGGTCGGGTTCGCCGATCGGACAACCGCAAGAAAACTGTCAAGCACGACAACGAACAGGCCCTTGAGCTGATTCAAGCGCAAGAGATGAATTTCCACGCTGGCCATTCTCTTGAAGATTATCTGTTCGCGACGATGATGAGCCTGACGTTCATGGATCCGAACAGCTTCATCTTATTCGAGCGCAAGGATGAGCGCGGCCCTCAAGGGGAGATAGTCAGCACGAAGACCTATCCGGTGATGGTTCTCAGTGAGCAGGCGCTGAATCACCACTTTGAGGATGGGAATCTGCAATGGATAGTGGTTCGCATGAACCGGCACGATGTGGCCCGAGTGGAGGGATATGAGGGCGAAGAGCTTGAACATATTGAAAGAGAAGATTTCTATCTGTATGCAGCCGGCTTCACAATCGAACTCAAAGAGATGAGCAGCATGGCCGGCATCGAACTTCAACCCGGTCAGGAGTGGATGGTTGTTGATTCAAAGTTCTCGAACGAGAAGAAGTACTATCTCCAAACCATCTACAATCCAGGCACCACCGAGATACCAGTCCATCCCGTCGGTGCTTACTTTAGCCAAGAAAACCCAGCGATTTACACCTCTCCACTTGAGCCAGCTCACGAAGTATTCCATGACCTCATCAACCTCAAGTCTGAGTTCGACCTGACAAAGGCCCTGCATACCTTCCTTCAGAAGATTCAGTACGCCCCACCTTGCGACTTTGAAAACGAGTACGGCCATTGTCAGTCTGGCTACATTGCCGGGCAACCTTGCCCGAGCTGCAAAGGCACAGGGGTCGAGATTCACAAGACCACTCAGGATGTCATCCTGGTCAAGTGGCCAGCATCAAAGGATGAGTGGATACCTCTCGAAGATGTCGCGCACTACGTCGAACTTCCCGAGTGGCTTCCCAAATGGCAGGCAGAGCAGCTGGAAATACTGCTCAAGCGCATCAGCCTCGCGGTCTTCGGTACTGAAGTATTCACAGCCCCATCAGCCGGAGCGCGGACAGCCACCGAGGTAATGATTGAATGGGAAAAGGTCTACGACAAGCTCACACCATTCGCGCACAAGGTCTCAGAGCTTTACCGAGCAGGCATCCGCCACATTGCTGAGTACCTTGAAGTGCGTGAAGGTCTGACAGTTGACCACAAGTTCCCATATGATTTCAAGTTCGAAAGCATTGCAGACCTCCTTGTCATGCTCCAAGCCGCCAAAGATTCGGGCGCTTCCTTCGAAGTTCAAGACGAGATTGAGCGACGCATACTTGAAAAGCAATATGCCAACACGCCTGAGATGATGAGAAGGATATCTGCCAAGCGCAAGTTCATTCCGTTTAGAGGCAAGTCAGTCGAAGAGATTGCCATCATCCTTTCAAGCCGGGCCGATGATGACCCTGACAAAGTGCTTTACGAGGGATTTGAGCAGATCTTTACGGAGATTGAGGCTGAGAGTCCAGACTTTTACCTTTTCCCTTACGCAGTCCAAAAGCAAATCGTACTTGACAAAGCTGAGGCCAAAGCTCGCGAGGTTCGGTACATGAATAACTTGGCCGGAGCCATGGCGGAGCTGAACGCGATACCAGCAGAGGAAGGAGTTGATGACGAAATAATTGAATAGCATGTACACCTACACCTACATAGACGAAAACCAAAACAGAGTCACCAAAAATGCAGAAACTCTTCTGGAAATTATTGAAGATTGCGAG